ACAAAGTTAGCAGGAAGCCAACGGTCAGGAAGGTATTGAAGCATTTCTGGATCATCAAAAAGATTAGGGTCATAAGCTCTCATTGGTTTATTACGGCGGTTAACGTTAGTCATCATGCCGTTAATCATGATTCTCATTGCTTCGTGAATAGGATAAACGTCATCGCAAGGAGACTTTGACATGAAGTTAAACTCGTCTTCGTGAGTATGCCAAGCAGCATAAGGGGATATTTCCCTTTTATTGATTTTCTTTAAATAGTCAGCTCTAATCCAGGTTGCAGATTTACGGTCAAAAAGGACATAGTATTCTTTGCCCTGATGAGTCATTACAAGCTCAACAAGATTATAAAGATTTTCTCCAACGTAATTATGAGTTAGAGAATCGAGCTTCATTGAAACAAAGCGATTGTTTTTATTGCGATATTCCTCGTCAACTTTCTTATGGTCGTCTTCATTGTATGCGCCTTTCAGTTTAGCTACCTGTTCAGCGTCATAAATACCGGAACTAACTCCAGCTTCAAGGTCATAGTCTGATTTAAAGATATCCTTCTCACCTTTAAACAAATGATTATCAAGGTCAGCTCCTCCATTTGGTTCAAAAATAAAAGAATAATAATCAATTACGCTAAGAACTGATTTATAATGAGGTTCGCTTTCAGCATAACACTTAAAAGGAACGTAACCAGCAAAACAGGCCAGCTTCTTGCCGGCCCTATCTTTTCTTGCCCACTTCCCACGAGAAGGTGAGCTATCTTTCTTCCATTGCGCTGTAACTATTTTTGATTTCTTATAATCTGCTTCATCGTTATAACCAAAACGAATCTCAGGAGCGTCATCTACCTTTGACATTAAAGTATCTACAAATCCTCCAAGGATAGGAATAGGAACATTAAACTCACCAGGAAGCGGCTTATCAACGTTATTGTTATAAGCTCTTTCGTACTTCTTGATTTCATTAAAGCGAGGTTGAGCGAACTTTTCCCAAGCGTCCACCTGCTTTACTGCTATCTCTGTTATTTTGTCGGCAAGTTTGTTGTCAAGCATAAAAAAACGGCAATACAAAAAAATGTTTCGCCGTTTATTTATTTAATTACTTTTATGATAGCACTTTTTAAAAAGTAGCGCAAGAGTTTTTATCCACCATATTCAGAGACTGGTTTATAACTTGAAAGCGAAGAAGATTTTTTCTTTGGTAAAGGTTTCTCTGCTACCTGGGGTTGATAAGCGCAGGCGTCAATAATATCATCGTGAATCCCTTTTGGGAAAGTTAAAGCTTCAGCAAAGAATCCGTCTGTCTTATCTCCACATTCTCCTTCAATAAGATTAATCGAGTGAGATGAAGCATAAGGAATAAGGCCTCTGATTCTAACTTCTTTCTGTATCTGATTATGCTTAACAAGAACTATCGGTAAGAACTTCCCTCGCTTGCGCATTTCTGAATCAATAAAAGGTTTAAGGCCAACGGTAAAAGCTGTCTCTTCAATACAAATCTTTTCAAACTTTCTAAGTTCTTGAATATGAAATAAATAATCTACAAAGTCGTCCGGAGTAATTTTAATTCGATAAGCTGCCCAATTCCATTTATTATCTATTGTGACATAATTCTCACAAAAGCCGCAGAAATCAGCCGCTTCCTTCTGACTATAAGCTGTATCGACTGTAAGGAATTTTCTAGTGTCCATTCTATCCACTTCTGCCCGGGTAATTTTACCAAACCATTCTTCTTTAAATTCTTGATTAGCGGTCGCTACTGGCTCCTGCTGATAAAGACACTGCCAATTATAAACGCCCTGAGCTCTTTTAATTATCTCCATATCTTCAAGGCTATATCTAGCGGGCCATAAAGTCTCTCCCTTCTTACGGAACTTATCATCTTCAATCGCTATCGCCGGGAACTTAATAACCTTGGTCATTTTAGAAAATTCAGGATCAGCAAGAATACGTCCAGCAAGGTCGTCTAAATGCCAGCGGGTAAGAATAAGAATAAAATATCCTCCAGGGTGAAGACGAGTAAAGGCGGTAGTTTTAAACCAGTTCCAATGCTTCTCTCTCATAACAGCCGACTCAGCTTCTTCAGCATTTTTGATAGGGTCGTCAGTAATGAAAAAGTCAGCCCCCTTACCAGTCGCAGCGCCGCCTATACCGACGGCAGTATAAGAGCCTTTATAATTAGTCTTCCAGCGAGATTTATCCTTAGAATCGGCTTTTAAGGTCACCTCAGGGAATACTGCGTGATAGACAGCGCTATTAACAAGGTCTCTAGTTTTTTCACCGAAGTCCATAGCCAAGTCAGAAGAATAAGAAGCAACGATAATTTCTCGGTCCGGTTTCTTTCCTAAAGCATATCCGGGAAAGTTTATAGTAGCTTCCTCTGATTTGCCATGGCGGGGCGGAACACAAAGAATCAAAATCTTCCAAGTCGCCTCTCCACGCTCAGCAGACTCAAGCTCCTTAGCTATTTCTTCATGGTGCCAGTTAGGTTTATATTTAGGATTAGTTATGATCGAAAAATCAATCAAGCTATACCTACCTAGTTGGCAAAGTTGTTTTATTTCTTCGGGTGAATAACTCATCTAATTGATTATTATTTAAAAGATTATCAGGGCGCTCAGTAGCTCTGCCCTCTAAAAGCTCTACAAGCTTAGTAGTCTTTTCAAAGGTGTCTACCATATCCTTATATTTTTCTAAACTTAAAGCTCTGTCGCACCTATTTAAAATTTCATTTATCTGCGCTTCTTGAATTTTTTTAAGCTTCTCTAAAATGCTTAAAGAAGCCTGTTTAAAAGCTTCTGTATTAGTTACTTTAGAAGGTGTATTAGCGGTATTTGGCGAATATCCAGCTTTTATTAAAGCTTTTGTGATATTCCCACCATTTCCCACCATTTCACTAACCACTTTTTCGGCCTTTAATTTTTTAGAAACTGGAACAGGTTTTTTCTTTTTAACGACTATTTTTGTTCCCTTGTTTAGCTTTATCATATTTGATATTTTTTCCGTCGTTGTCAGGAGCGACTATTTTAAAATTCTTCTGAAGGTACATAAGGTCATCGATAATATGCTCAGGAATAATTTTTTCTTCTTGCCTACAAAGACTCAAGACTGTTGCTAGAGTTCCGAAGTAGTCCTGGCTCTTAATATGAAATTTTAAGCTTTTGAATTTGTCAGACATATTATTTTTTATTTTTATTCCAATCAGCTCGGCTGATATGATTATTAATTCTTTTTACTTTAACGTTCACTAATCCAAGTTTAACATCACAATCATCAAAAGCAATATCTACCGGAATACTTCCCTTTCGTGGAAACTCATCAGCCTTTAAACCAAGCTTCTCAGCCCACGTTTTAGCCCAGTCTACGCCGCTACCACTCCAAATTATCATATAATGACCCTGAGCTTGAAACCACCTGTAAAGGGCTATTGTGTCGTAATTAGGAACGTCTTTAGCATACCCGGCTACTGAAGGAATTATTAAAGTGTCGTCTACATCAAAAGCAATTTTTAACATAATAATTAAACATCAGTCCAACATTCTATTTTACCAAAAGTGTGAGAATTTCTATCTACTTCTGAATCATCTACTGATAAATGGCTTAAATCACACATTGTTTTATAAAAAGTATTTTTTGGATTCATTCCTGTATTATGTTCGTAATCATCACCGACTAAATGCTCATAATAATCTAAAACAGATTTTAAAGTTGGGAAAAACATCACTGGAAACATCATAGCACCGTCACTATCTTCAAAATGAGTATCTCCAGTTAAAACTTCGTCGCAATTAGGTGACTTACATTTTATCTCTTTTTTCATATTTATTGATATAAATTTTATTAAACTAATATGAGCCGCCTACCGGATTCGAACCGGCACACCTACCCGTACGTATCGGGCTTGCTCTAACCCTTAAGCTAAGACGGCTCAGGGTAATCTACCCACCTTCAGCTCGTAATGAGCTAAAGGGGAATCTCACAATTCGGTCGCTGGGAAAGGGGTAACAGCGGGCCGAAGGCGGATAGACTATCATGTTTTGTTGTTATCGTGCGAAAACTTTAGTAAAGATAAACTTCCATAGACGTTTAGGAATATACCAAGGCTTACAGGCATACATTTCCTTAATAGTCTCAAGGCGCTTACTTCTTGTTTCCCTGCGGATTTTTTTTGCTACTTTTTGATTCATATTTTTATTAATTCTCCCCGCCCCGTTAAAAATAACGGCGAAGTAAAATTTTTAGGAGGCGGAGACAATAAACAAATTTTGCTTACTCTCTGTTTAATTTTTGCCTATTTAGAGTTGCTAATCCGCATTTCTGACACAACTTCCTTTCTTTTTCGTCTAAATAGACAAGCTCTCCACCCCTGATCATTTCCTTGCCTTCTTCACAAAGAACAGTTTTAGGAGAAACTACAACCCTCATAGCTACTTCTTAGCTTTCTGACGGTACCCTTTGAAAGCCTCCACTTCTCGGCCATTTACAATTTTCTTTTCGTCAATATATTCAACTTTCAAAAAGTTTTCTAAAGCTTTAATCCTCGTATTAAAATAATCATTATTTTTATCAACTATGTCTTTAAAATTTGGTAATATACCCTTTTTAGAACATAACGGCTTATCAGCTATAAAAGCTAAAGCCACTTCAAGATATTCTCCATTACTACCCTCACCAAACAATCTCTGCTCCAACTTTTTTAATCTACTCCAAGTTTCCAAATTTTCATCTTCAACCTCATTCAATTTAAAATACAAAAGAACAAAGATAGAAGCATTAATTAGAATCAATAGAATTAAGAACAATAACATAGTTTTTTGCCCTTCTCCGTACGAGGCCGAAGATAGGGTATTAAAATTAATTTTTAAGGGAAAGCCGGATATAGCGCCGGCTGTCGCTTTAGTTAAAGAGATGTCTTAGAATCATTGATAATGAAGCATTACTTTTAATTCTTTCGATTCTCTCCAGGAGCTCAATCACCTCACGAAGCGTTAAGTTTTTAAAGATGAGGTGCCAAGCGTCATGCTTGTAAGCGTCGAGCGAAATTCTGTTTGAGCCTATATCTTCTCCTCCTCTATTTTTAGGAGTTAGATGATGTGTATCTTGCCAACCGGCTTTACGCTTAAACTGATGTACGCTGCGCTTTTCTCTGAATGGATAGCTGTAATCTTTCATAACTCCTCCAATTTTTAAATGAACTACTTTCAGGGCTAATATAGTCAGGGATTTGACTATAATTGTTTTAGCCTCTCAAGTACGTCCGCAGAGGTATGTCCGTCAAATTCAGGGGCTTGGTCAAGAGTCTCAACAAAATCTGTTTCCTCCCAACGAGATAGCGGTAAATGATAGGTTATTTGTTTTCCTGGTTCTTTATTTATTCCGAGGATAAACCACCCCTCCCAAACGCTACCGTCTCCATTAATTTTGCTTTTCCAGGGTCTTGGTAAAGTTAATTCGCTACTTTCGTCAGTTTTTTTAAACATTCTCTCAGATAAAGAATTAGTGTTTAAAAGACGGCACAAAGCAATAAACAAAGTTATCCGGTGATCGTACAATTCTTCAAAGGTGTGATAGTTATCTGAAGCAGTTATATTTTCATTAGTAATTTGGCTAGTGATTAAAACATTATCCTCAAGAGTTGCCGAATTCTTTTGCTGCCTAACAAACAAATCTCTCCCACTAATTTTTATAATTTCTGACATAAAGGTTAATCTAATTTAACAGAACAGCGGACAATTTTTTCCTCCGGAGTTTTAATCTCTCGAGCATTTCCTCGTGATTGAACAACGGCGCAAATTTCTCCGCTCTCTTTTTTAACAATGGCCCACATTTTAGATGTCTTTTTTGACATATGTTTTATAGTTAGTCAGGGTTAGCCCCCTGTTTATTTAAGTTTTAGTAAAGTTCTTAAATCTTTAAGATGAGCCGACTGTGCCTCCAATTTTCCCTTAGTCATTGATTCATTTGGCAATTCGATTCCTATTTTCTGTCCGGCTTCAGTAAATGCTTTAATAATGTTTCTTGTAAAAGAAGAGTGTAAAACCATTGAAGGCTTAACGGCGTCAGAAAGCTTATGAGTTTTTACTAAAACTTGTTCGCTTTCAAAATAAACAACTTCAACATTTTCAGAATCTAAAACACGATAGATATAAACTTCATCTAAAAGACTGTCGAATTTAGGAGAAATTTTAACTTTGAAATTTTCTTGATTCATATTTTTATAAAAATTTTAATTCATCGTATGGCACAGATGACCAGTTTTTATTTCCAATAAATTTAACACAAGCCATTTGCCTCGCTCCTCTCTTACTCCAATGCTTTGAGGTGTGCTTAATTTTGCCAAAATAAATGCCACTTTTTGATATTTTTGTTTTAGTACTACCGTTTAAATAATGGTCGTACTCCCATTTGACTAATTTTTCTGCCATATTATTCAACTCTTATATTTATAGTTGCGTCATTCTTTCCGTCGTCTATCCAAGTAAACTCTCCGTCAGATTTTATTATTACAGGAAGGCCCATAAAACCTTTTCTAGCGGCAACCAAAATATCTAACCAAGAGCAAAAATCTTTTTTAAAGCATTCGATATTCTCCGGGGTAACAACATTTTCAATATCTTGAATGGTCCGCAATTTGTATTCTTTATTTTCTGCCATAAATTTATTTGAGATTATTTCTATCCTTAAAAAATATAGTGCTAGTTAAATTACTTATTGCGATATCAATTTTTACCAGTCTCTCAGTCTCCTTTAAAACGTCGTATCCTGAATCCATTAACTTTTTTGCTTTCATATGGTCTTCCCATGTTGGACTATCCTTGACTCTAGTTGGTAAATAAATATCTAGTTTTTCTAAAAGTTCTTTTCTGTCGTTCTGAGCCATTTCAAGAGCTTTGTTTAAATAATAAAGTTCGTTAATTACCTTCATAAAATTATTTCCTATAAACAATTCCCACTCCCAACCACTTAACGCCGAATTCTTTAGCGCTTCCGTATTGGTCCGCTGACATAGCGACATCAACGTCATAGGGATAGCGCTCATTCATGCGATCAAGAACAATACAATCTCCCAAGCTATCAATCCGGAGAATAGTTCCAAACGGTACAAAGTTAGCAGCACAGATAAGTTCTCCAGCTTCTACTAGAGGGCACAGGTTAACGCCTGAAGCAGAAATACAAGGGTCGCCGTCTGTTTGAGCCTCAGTTAGGTTATAAGCTGTTATACGACGTTTTACAGGTTCAGAAACAATATCTAGCGGTTTAACCTCAACAAGAGGAATAGGTGATTTTTCAAGGTAAGGTAGGGTGACTATTTCCTCGCTGTTATCTTTCGCAAAAGCAAAGAAAGAAAATAGAAATACAGTTAGGCAGGATATTAAAATTGTCAGAAAACGTTTAGTTTTCATATTTGTTTTTATTAAGCCCTCTTTCTTGCTCTCCGGTTTTATAGGGCAATCCGGCTTGCCGTCCTCCGCCCGAATGGAGGCAGAAGCAAGAAGCAGGGCTCAATGTTTTATAAATTTTTAAAAAAGAACTCCTTCGGGCACGTTGTCGCACCCCAGTATATCGAGAGAGGGATTGGCAGAGCATGCCCAATAGCCGGTTTCTTCCCCCTGAAGTTAATTAAATTGAAATGCCAATGTACAAGGTGCGTCTACTAAAATCTTCGTATCTCTGATTGTGAAATCTATCTCCCAGTAGCAACCTGACTTCATAAGCTCTTTAATCGTCACCTTCTCATAAAACTCATACCAGTAGCCGACATTGTGCCCAGTGACTTTGCTAATTACAGCGTGTCTTGGAACCGGAGCACCTTTTAAGAAATCAGCTCCTTTGGTAGTGAGACAATAACTTCCTGATTCTACTCGAGCGATAAGTCCATGAGAACGAGCCTTGCTTAAATTACCGACCATATTGCTTGTTAAAAATCCTTCTCTGACCATTCGGTGATATCCCATTTCATTCATCTGCTTTTTACTAATCTCCATTTCGTTACGAGGTGAAACTTTATTTTCTCCTTTCTTCCGGATAGCGGCGGCAATAGCCATGACGATATCAGCAGCTCCAGCGTCTAAAGAAATAACGTATTCTTCTGTCTGCCCGCAGCAGGAGCAAACTTTTGGCTTAAACTTTTCAAAGGCCATATGTTTAAAATTTTTTTTCAAAGAGGGATATTGTTTTATTGGCGATAGTGATTATCTCTTCTTTGGAAAGGTGTTGATATTTAGCGCTTATCAAAACTCCGTAAATATCTTTGAAGAATTTTTTTACTAATTCCTCTTTATTTTCTTTTGAAAGGGCCATATTAATAACTTTTAATCTTTCTTAATTTCGGAGGTTTTGGGGTTTTACCCCAAAAGCTCTCTTGTTGAACGATAGTTAACTTGTTTCCCGGTATATCTGAGTAAAGCGCTTCGAACAATTTCCATTTAAGTTTCCATTCCGGGAAATGACGGCCCTTAGTCTCGACGAATTCCTTGGTTCCGTCATGGTGGTTAACTATGAAATCAATTTTGTAGTCGCAAACATGGTAATCATTCACCACTAAAGGGATAGTTACTTGACGTTGCCAGTTTTTGATTAATTTCTTTTTTAATTGCTGATCAAGATGATAAGCGTATTGCCCTTCAAATCCGCTATCGTATCTGACTCCGTCGTATTCTGTTTTTTTTGCCATTGTGTGGCTTTTTACTACTTGGTACATAAATTTGAAATTTGTGAGTTTTCCACTGCCTTATTATTATTATTTTCTTTTTGTAATTATTTCTTTTTGTAGCCTCGTAATTTTTGCGGGGGGTGCCTCGTAATTTTTGCGAGGCGAAATGCTGGTTATCCCTAGACTACTCACACCTTATCCACAGGTTTTACACTTGGGCGTTTTAGGGATAAACGGTAATAGATTTTTCCGCTATGGCTCTCTCTTTTTGCTGGACTATTTAATAAAAACCCCTTTTCGGTGACCGGTTCGATTAGTTTGTAAATTTCTGATAGGTTGGCAATGCTTTTTGAGACTGTTCTATCTGATTTGATTCCGGTCTTTTTAATAATTTGCCCGATGTTCATCCAGTCTCGCTCTTTTCTCCTCCCCGTCTCTTTGTCTAATTGGAATCCGATAGTCTGTCGGACGAGCAGAGATATAATTTTAAATTCCGGTCCGCTTAGTAATGGCATCCATTCGTCAAGAATCACATTCGGAGTTTGTGTTGAATTTGGAAACATGTCTTGAGCCATATATTTTTATCGGCTGCCTCGATCCCCTGACGAAGCAAGGCAGCCGGAAAATTTTTAAATTGTTAGCCTCGGTAGTTTTTGTCCGGATTTAGGTTTCCGGAAACCCGACCTTTTAGCTGCTCGTAGGCAGTGAGATGAGAAGGTGGTTTTGAAAAATTATTTCTACACTTAGTAGACTTATCCACAAGTAAGATTTAATGATTCTAACCTTCCCAATTCACTGATTACGACACAAAAAAACTCACGAACTTTCATTCGTGAGTTTTTATTTTTACCCTTATTTTATCGGGTTATTCTCCCCTTATTTACCATGGCACTTTTTAAATTTCTTTCGGGTGCCGCAAGGGGTCTCACGAATTATTTTTTTGTCATTTTTAAGCTTCTGAATTAATTATAGCACTAACAAAAAAAGAGGTCAAACATCAAGTCAACCTCTTTTTTATTATCTAAGATTTTCGGACTATTTATCAGCCTTCTCTTCCTCCTGTTTTTTCATCTTCTGAAGAGTTTTACTTATGCTTTGTTTGGTAAGATTAAAATACTTGCCGATTTGGTTAATAGACCAACCTTCCGCCTTCATCTTGACCATTTCCTGGTTTCTTTTTTCAATTATAGGGTCAACTAAAATCATAATGAGTTTTGCTGGTGAGTAATTAATGTCGCTATTTATTATCTAACAAGACCTTAAACTAAGTATAGCATTTATATTTAATAAGTCAACTTGGCTGTCAGCGATAAGTCGCTAAAGCTTCTTGAAGCTCCCGGTTATGAAGCTGGGTATAGACAAAGGAACTGTTTAAAGTGGAGTGTCCAAGTACGGCGCTGATAATAGAATTATTGGCTCCGTTCTTGGCGAGCTGGTGGCCCATATGGTGCCGGAAGCTGTGAGCGTTCATGTAAGCTATCCCGGCCCTGAGACAATACCGGCGGAGAATTTCACCCGAGCCTTTATTAGTCATTCTTTGGCCGCATTTTTGGTTATTTATTGAAACAAAAACGGCTTCTTTATCAAAAAAGGTTCGTAAATTTGCCAACTGTTCCCTTTTCTTTAACCAGCGCTTTAAAGCTTCGTTTGTATCCTCCGTCCAAAATATCTCTCTAAACGGTCTACTGCGTGCCTTCTCTGTCCTTATAACGGCTCTCCTGGAGCTCAAATCTAGGTCTAGGAGATTAAGAGACAGAATTTCGGTATTACGAGCCCCGGTATCCCAATAAAGCTTAACCAGGGCCAAATTACGAATATGGCGAGGGTCATTGCTATTAGTCGGGATAATTGCCAATAATTTTTGATAGTCTTCTTCTGTCGCTACTCTTGGCATTGTGTAAGTCGGACGAGGGATAGGGATTAACTGCGGATCTAAACAATTCAGCCCGTTAAGTTTCATGTATTCAAAAAACTTGCGCAGAGCCATTGCTTTTACAACAAATGAATTGTGCTCCCATTCTAAATCAGACATGAGATTAAACCAATCCATTACTTCGTCGATAGTAATACCTTCAACCTGCTTATTTCTAACGAATAAGCAAAATTGCTTGACCACCATTTCATAGCCCTTAACCGTCGTTTCTTTTACTTTGAAACGGCGCCAAGAGCTAAAACTCTTGATAGCTTCTTTGAATTCCATACATTTTTTTTATACAAAAACCCGCCGAGGCTAATCAGCGGGTCTTGGGTCCGTCGACATTCCGAAGAATGAAGACTTTCCAGTTAAAGTATAACAAAAACATAAGCTTATCGCAATAAGCAAATTACTTTAACAAGACCATTGTTAGCCTCGAGCCCCTCCCATAACGGGATAAGCCGACCCTTTCGGGCAACGGTTTTTTGCTATTAAATTTTTAAGCGTTCAAAGTATTATACATAAATGATAAAGATTGTCAAGAGTATTAAAACAAAAACCGCCCGAAGACGGTTTATGCTTTTGAGTTTTTACGAGCGGCTATTTTTTCTTAATTCCAAGAGTGGCTAATATACGGTACTTAGAAAATTCGGCTGCGGACAGCTCAATTATCTTAGCAGAGGCATACTCTGCGGTATATTGCTCCCAAGTTGTTAAAAACGGAATAAGAGTATCTCCTACTTGCGCATAGACAGCCGGCTCGCCAATTTTCTTAATCATTACCATATTGACTTTATCAATTAATTTTTTAGTTGCGACCTCAACAATACCTTTTAAAGCAGCATTGATTCCATAGTTCCAAGCTAAGCGCTTATCAAAAGGATTGTAGTGATCAAGACACTTTAATTCTGTGTTATCAACATATCCGTCGATAACAGTAGAATGACCGGCACCAGCGCCACAGGCTTTAATAATCTCCGTAGTATTCCAAGGAGAGCAAACAGGAGCGGCAATTTGAATAGGAGCTTGTTTCAAGTGATATTTCAGGCTCTCTCTGTCAGCGGCAACCCATTCATAGGCGAATTGAAGAATATCTTTAACCTTTAAAGCCTTGTCTTTCATCTCTTGAGTTATTGCGGCCGGATTAATCCAGTCTTCAAAGGTCCAAGGAGTACGACTATCAAGATTACTAGGAAAGTCTTTTTCCGGAAGTAATCCATAGGTACGGATAGCCTCCCAAACGGCATTAAGATAATTTCCGTATTTAGTCGTGCCGCTTAGAATTGCTGTAAAGCGGTCAGAGCAGTTAAACTTTCCGTTCTCATCGAAAAAGCCCATATCTTGAAGAACTTTTAAAGGCTCGCCGGATAAGACTTTTGTTTCAATTAAGAAAGTGACTTGCTCCTCTACTTTGTTTAAAGCTGCGAAGGTGACGCAACTCATAGTATCGAAGTAAACACCAATTTGTTTTTCTCTAGTCGGACGGTACTTATCCCATTGTCCGTCTTTTAATCTCTCAGAATAAACTATCGGAGAGGCTCCGGCAATATAATCTTCAGGACGAGGAGGGGCGATAAGGACGCCGGTATTAATCCCTTCTCGTATTTCTTTGCCCTCCATAATTATTTAGCTCCGGCGACAGGCTCATCTCCCTTAGGAGCTTGAGATTCCTGGCCAAAGTAAAAAGCGATAATTATAGTAGCAAGAGTAATGAACTGATCAGAACTTATTTTTCCAACAAAAAACCCCGCACAAACAGTTAAAGCAAAGAGAAGCAGGGTAATTCTCCTTACCGAATATAAAACATTAGACATATTTAATTGTACAATTAGTTTTTAAGCTTGACCCGCTGAGAATCAATTTAAAAACCCGCAAAAAGAACTATATAACCAAATCGTCGCTACGACGACGAGTGTCAGGTATTTAAAATAATAGCTAAGATAAAAGCTATCATGGTTATTGTAATAATAACGGCCGCTAATACCGGTATAGTGAAGAACAGAATAATGGAGATGACAGGAATTAAGCAGACAAAGAAACCAAGCCAGGCGTTTAAATTATAGTGTCTCTCCCACCTTTCACGAACACGCAAAGCACCATATTTTTCTATTTCTTCTCCCACTTCACGAATCATGGCATGGACTTCTTCAGTTGTTAGCTCTTTCTTTTTAAACCAAGACATATTTATTTAGTAATTTTAGGCCAGGCTTTGACTTTAAAAATACTGACAAAAATTATTACTGCGACAACTAAATTTATTATTGACCAGGTATCTCTTGTTAAGTGAATTGGAGATATCGGATTAAATAGAATTGCGGCAATAGCTAGAATCCAAGTCCAACCAGTCTTTTCTTGCTCATAAGCAAGATAGGCAGAATATCCAGTTACACCGGCCACAACCCAACGTAAGATTTGATAATATCCATATTGATTATCTCCCAGGGCTATAAACAACATCAATATTGCTATTACCCTGATTATTATCATCGGTAAATTTTTCTTTTTCATTTCTTAATAATTTATAAGATATAAACCAAGCTCCAAAAGTAATTATTGATAATATAATTAAATCTATAGCTGCTGAGTATTCACCGGCAAACAAAGTGGCTAATAACGCCACAGGAACAAAGCCGGCAACATACAAAAATAGTCCTAAAACTATTCCCCAAAAACCCCATAAATTAGCTACTAATAAAATCGACCATATTACTAATGTAGTACTAAAAATTTTAAAAGCGATTGATATCCCAATGCCAGAAAAATGACGTAATTTTTTAAATATACTAAGTGGTAGAAGAATAAATATACTGAAAAAAAGAGATATACTGACAAGCCAAACTAACACAGGGTAAATAAATTCCATTAATCTTAAGATACCAACCAATAGTAAAATTGGAAAAATAATAACAAATATAAGCCATAAGAAAGCAAACATTCCACTACCTATATTTGAAAATAATTTTTTAATTTTAAACATAAAGCTGACCTCAAAATTAATTAATAATCAAAAATCCAAGCCAAGAGACATGCTAACCCATACAATAAAAAAACTAAAACAACTAATGAAATTACGACGTCAAATATATATCTTACACTCCCAGGTATTAATAAAAATAAAAAACCAGGAATTATAATAAATATAATAAATCCAATGGCCACATACCAAAAATTACTCAATAATTCTTTTAATTTAGTCATAAATTTTTAATATACTATATTTATCCACCTTTTTTGCTATTTTGTCAACCTTTCCTTGCGCTCTTCTATCCTTTTTTTCTTTTCTTTATCTTTCTCTCGCTGCTCAATTATTTTTTCATAATATGGTCTTGCTTTATTTGGACTCTTATCTAATAGTCTCTGATAATTTTTTGTTTGGTCCTTCCCAAGAGGGCTTCTTTCTTCGCCGAAATATAACTTTGAATCTCCAGTAGAATACTTGCCAAATAAAAGAGTCTTAAATAAATTTTCTTTGGTTTGATCTATCGGGAATTGAAGAAGGCCAGCTTTTGAATAGGAGCCCCCTTCTTTAAGCGCATTAAAACCCTCAATTGTTTTTTTAAACTGCCCTCCGGCAATCGGAAAAACTAAATAAAACATTAAATCTTTTAACTCTTTTTTAGTATTAGCTGTTCCGTCCAATGAACCAAAAATATCAGGAATTCCAGCAAAAACGGGATATCTTCCACCTGTAATACCACCAACAAAGGGAAGATTCCCAATTATGTCTTCGGCAACAACACCAACTTTTTTTCCTAATTTTTTATTTTTTCCTTCAACAGTTAAACCGGCTAAAGTTGCGGCCCAATAAATTGGGTCAGGGAGAGGTCGCCTGCCATAAAGTTTCTCTAATAATTCATTAGTAATATCGGCATAAATCATATATTGGATTGCCCAACTTAGTAATTTAAGTTTTTTTCCTTTAGCCATAAACGGCATGTCATGAAAGTAAAAACTAAATTGATTATTAATTTCAGTTTGAAATTGAGACACAATCCCAAAAGTTTTAGAATTAATCATGTTTGGAAGATTCCCAATACTACGATCTGTAATAACTCTCCCAGCATAATTGTCGGCCTCCCTAAGTGCTAATTCTCTACCCATTCCATTTGATAGATTTTCTCTATATTTACTAGCTACTGTCCAACGGGCAATAAAAATATCAACGGCTTTAAATAAAAAACCAGCGGCCGTTTGAGTCTTGTCCCAAGTTTTATCTAATTTTCTACCAGCATGTGTTTTAATAGTAATTCTTCCCTTAAAAGGAATATATGGGTTAATTTCTCTTGGGACCTGACTAATATCTATTTTCTCTTTTGGAAAGCGTCTAGCTAAAAATCCTGATATTTGTCCGTCTACAATTCTTGGGTCAGCAATGTTACGAAGTACATCATAAAATCCTCTAATTACGCTAGTTTTTTTTGTAGTTGCCAATAATTGTGTTACTGGCACTAAATTAGTAATAGCAGAGCTTATATTACCAGCTATCATATTAGCTGATGTTCTATTTTTTACCGAGTTAACAATATCATAAAATGGCCTGTCAATAATTGCTTCCCCGGCTCTATCAACTTTACCCTTTTTACCAGAAACCATATTTGTCCAATCTAATAAATTTGTTACAAATTTATCTAATTCTATATTTGGGATTTCTGATTCTAATTTTTCATTACTATTTTGGTCAATTCTCTCTTTATTTCTCTCACGAATAGCGGCATTTTCTTTATCAATAATCGTAAATCCGTCTCTAATAACTGTTTCTAAGGCTCTACCCCGTTGTACGCTGTCGGTATGAAAAATAGAGCGAGAAACAGCGTCAATATAATTATCGATACCAGCGACTGCGTCATAGTCAGTGCTAACCCCAATGCGCTTCATAGCCGCAGTTGAAAATGGAGTGCCTGGTTTGAAGATATCTGTTAGTCCGCTTATACTAGTGGGTAAATCTTTCTCTGCCATTATAATCCCTAATCCGTTAATTTTGTTAATAAATTCGCCATGTCTAAAGTAGTCTTTACGCTTAGGAACTGGTTCATAGCCATATTCATCTCTTTTTCTATTCCATAAATCGAGCATATTATCATAAACATTGCGAAGATATTCAGAAGCTTCAATAACCTGCGGCCATTTATCAGTTTTCTCCATTAACTGCTTTTGATTAATTTCACCTTCTCCGAATCTTTGGACTAAAGCAGATAAAGGACTGCCTTTTTTAATACCAAGTCTTTTAACAATATCAGTCTCAATTTTTTCTCTGAGAGCTGTAATAAATATAGCTCTTTGTGTTTCATTCAATCTAGTTGGCTCAACTAAAAAATCTTTTACAGCAGGAGAATAATCACCAGCAACATCTTCAAGATTTCTCTCCATTGTTTCACGAAATAAATAAAATTTAGCTTTATCTTTCCAATAGGGCAAACTGGCAATAATTGACTTAGGAACAGGAGCCTTCGTCTCTATTTCAGATATTTTTTCAACAACTCTGTCTAAAGCCTTATGTTGCTCAGAACTTAAGTCGCTTGGTTTTAATCCTGTTTTTTTGTTTAAGACTAATCTACTATCAGAGAAGATTTGCTTTTTCTTCATTACCTTAGCTTCTCCTGCTATAATTTTATCGAATAATTCATTATAAATTTTATCGCTTTTAAATTTACCAAAAAGTCCTCTTATGTGATTAATAATCTTATCAAAGAGTGCTTTTATTTTTCCGGTAAAAGTCGTCTTACCAGCTCTGTAATCAGCAAAAGCGTCCGCAAGAAATTCTTCGGTATTTACATTTATATCGTTACCATATTCGGCTTTTTTAGCGTCAATATAAGCTTTATTTTCTCTATAAACTTGATTTAAAAGATTTCCTTTATCAATAAATGGGTGATAGGTATTTAGATAATGGTGAAAAGCTTCGTGATAAACAACTCTGTTATTAACTCGGCCGTCATTCATTACGACATTAATAACTCCGTCTCCCACAACATAATTTCCCCGGATATCTTTGCCAAAAATATCGCCGTTTATTTCTACGGAGCCAAGCTCTCTTTCAACAAGTTTCACATCATTTTTAGGAAACATTTTATAAAGCTCAACTCTAGCCTGATCAGGAGTCATATTTAATAAATCAAACCGAGACTCTTTGTCTTTAGCTTTAAACGGATTTAATTTTGATTCAGATATACTTGGTTGTTTTTTAGCAAATGGGCTAATTTTCTCTTGTGGAATTACACTCCCAACCGCTTTCTTTTGAAAAACATTATTCAAAGACTTAACGCCTGGCTTATAATCCTGGACGACTCCATTCTCAACTGGGAATTCTTTAGGCATTTTATAGCCTTTTTTCTCCCAAAAAGCCTCTGACTTTTTATAGGCGTCAATTTTAATCATTTTAGCGCCGTTGTCTTTAGCCCATTTTTCAAATTCAGCAACGTATTTAGATCCTAAACCTTGCTTTTGTTTAGCCGGAGTTATTTCGATAGAATCAAGTTTAGCTATTCCGTCTTTAAGATGACCATAGATTTTAACTCCTGATTCAGGATTTTTATTAGGGTAGCTTAACTCCTGAGAAACTTTCTTTTGAAAAATCCCTTTAGTTTTGTCTGCCGCTTTTTCTTTCTTGGATATATCCTCCCATTTTTTAATAAAAGACTCATGAATATCATTCATTTCTTTATGAAGGTCTTCAATTTGTTTTTGTATTTTAGATTTAACTTCCTTATTTTTTTCAAGACTTAAATCCTTACTAAGCTCTTCGCCTTTCTGAAAAAGCTCGCCGATTTTTTCACCGTACTTTGGATTATTCTCCCAGTCTTCATTAGCCCGTTCTTCAAGCTCTGCTGACAAGTCGCCTTCGATAGTAGGCTCTTTGGTCATCGCCTCGTTAATAAGGTCTTTCGTTTTTGTTTCGCTGATTACAATATCACCAGGAGAAACATCTTCTGTTTTTAAATTTTTTGAATTTCTAATTTTAACTGAATTTTCCCCTATGGAAATAACTGAGTAATTATCTCCTTTGTATTCTACTTTTTGTCCGACTTTGATTTCTTTTTGGACTTTTGAATCAGAGACTTCATTTTTTTGAGAATCTGAAGCTTTAGCTTCAATCTCTCTACTTTTTTCTTGTTGTTCATAATTTTGAAGCTCTTTCTCGGTTTTACCTATTAAAGAGTCTATTTTATTTTCACTTATATTTTCAGGTCTACTACCCCAAATATCTTCAATACTTAAATCTTCGGCTATTTCTTTAAAAACATCTTTCTTAAGCGCCTCAGTTGCTTCAAGCTTGGTATAATAATCAATCATTTTTTGGTCAAAATCTTCAACCGGTTTATTCCTATTATAGAAGCGGTCTAAAAACTCATCAAAGACTTCATGATTAGTCTTCTCTTGAGAGTAAAGCATGTTATCAACTCTCTCCGGGGAAATTCCATAGGCCCTAACAACTTTTTTAAAAGTCTCAGCGTCTCCATTAGTCATTTTATCCCTTACCCTTGGATTAGGGAACCTAAACATTACTTTTTTGAAAGCTTCGTATTGGCTTTCCATTTCTGAGTTCCAACCGGAATACTTAAACTCTTCCGGATTAATCTTTTCAGTTTTTACAGGTTTAGCATTAGCGATAATATCTTCAGGTAATTTTCCTTTCATTTCAGATTTAACGAGCCTAATAGGAGCCTCAAGCTTTGTTCTGCCTATTTCTGTTATCTGAACAGCGTTTTGTCCGGCTTTAAAGGCTTCATTTACCTTCTGTAAGACGTTGGAAGCCCTCATTGTGGCTATTTGGTCAGAAATAGTATTATCGGCGCTCTTAATGGCTTTTATGAGCTTATTAGCACTTGTTTTTTGAAATAAATAGCTATCACCTGATTTCTCTAAATAAATATCATTAGAGTCAGGTCTTTTTACAATCAAATCATCTAAATTAACAGTGGTTTTAACAGACTCAGCAGATTGAACGGGTTTATTATAACTTGGTGCTTGGGTATAGGATTTAGAAGACATTGAAGAAGCAAGGTTTTGAGCGTCTTTTGGACTAATAGGTGTTTTATTATCAAACATTGAAAAAATATCATTAAGCTCTGCCATTTTATTAGGCAAATCCTTAGCGCTAACGCTTGAGGGTGTAGAAACACTCGGCTTAGTAGTTATCGCTTCAGGAGAGGCGGTTTTTGGCTCCACAGGAGAGATTTTAGCACCACCTGGAAAAGCACTAGACACTGGAGCAACTGGAGTAGCTCCCGGTCTTGATAATGGGGCTTCTGCGGTCCTTACAATATCCTTAGCGAAAGGATTACTCTTAACAACAGGAACTTCTCCGGTAAGTGAACCGGCAACAGGCTGAACAACTCTCGCATTCTGATTTAATTTAGCAAATTCAACAGTGGCCTTTTCAAGACTTATTTTTCCGCTTAAGTATTGATTAGCTAAATTAACCGCATTAAATTCTATTGCTGAACCTCCTTTGTCAGGATGAGTTTTAGCAGCGGCAGATCGATACGCCGCTTTTATTTGCTCAGGGGTAGCTTTGCTATTTAATTTAATATCCGAATAATTGTTTATAATTTGATGAGCTTGATTGGTTATTTCTGTTTTTGCGTAATTTCTTGCTTTTGCCGCCTTTGCCTTCTGTAGTCCTTTCATTCCAAGTCCTCCCAAGCCAAGCATACCGACAATTCCTCCCAACTCTCCCACAAATGGCCTCAAATCTTCTTTAGTCGCTTCATCGACAGGGGCAACATCAAGAGCTTTACTAAAAAGCTTTGTGCCTGCTAAACCAACTAAATAAAAAGGTGTTTCGGCAAGATTTATAATATCACCAGGCTCAGCTGTTAAAGTAACTAAAGAAGCAAGCGATTTTAATTTTTCTTTTGCTGCGTCATCTAACTTAGTTCCGTCAATAGCCCTAGACATATTGCCATAGGCTCTCATTGGAGCTTTTAAACCGGCTTTTTCAAATAAGCCAGCCATTGAAACTCTTTTATCTTCCGTCTTAGTAGCTTTACCACCTTCAAATAATCCACTGATAGGGGAAAAGGCAACATTAACTCCGCCGGTAGCTAATTCTCCCATAGCACCAACTCTTTCAGCAGGAGTATTTTGACTGTCTAAACTAGATAAAGCTTTAGCTCCTCTGTTAAGAAAATCTGTCGCAGTAGAAGATAAGGTATTTAAAAAAGCTGCGCCAAATTTTTGTCCTAATTTTGCGTCGTCTTTCAAATTAATTTGTGGCGGTACTATTTTATCCAGGGATCTGTCATATCCACCCCTTTCAAAAACTTTTGGTTCGGCAGCTCTTATTTTATCAGCTCCAGGATTAGCAGCACTTTTTGCTGCCAAAATTTTAGCAAGGTCTTTAGTTGACAATTCTTCAGTCGCTGTCTTTTTAGCAAATGGATTTATTTTTTCTTTTACAACATCTTTAACGGCCTCTTTTGTTTTAGAAAAAAGCTGATTAAAAGCTGAGGGCTGTTTTATAGATTCAACTTTAGGTTCAACAACAGCAGGCTTACTTGCCGGGTTAGGCGAGCTTGTGACACTTTTAAAATACTCGTCCAAGATAGAAGTCTTAGAATTATTTTTATTACTAGACGGAGTCTGAGAAATAGAAGAAGCTCCGCCTGATACCTGCTGAAAGTATTGGTCTAAAATTTTCCCCATAGTATTAAGATTATTTCAATATATTTGCGAGCCAGCTTCCGCCACTTTTTTTATTATCTTCTCCGTCAGAAGCTCTTCCCCACCAACTACCGTCTTCTTTCATTCCTCCTCCCAAAACATTATCAATTACAGTACTTGGGAAATCTGTATATTTTGCTTTAAGAGCGTCATAGGCAGTACCCCAGGATAAATCACCACTATCAAGTTTTTGGATATATTCAGCAGCGTCTTTTTGAAAGTTCTCTACTTTCTTCATTTCTGCTTTTTCGGCGTCTGTTAACTCAGTACTACCCGAATCAGCTTTCGGCGCAACTACCCATTTATTAGTTTTGATATCATAAAGACCGCCTCGAAGTTCCATGAGGTTTTTCTTATTAGTTGCTCCGTAATCAAAGCCTTGAATGTTTTGAAGGGTGACGTTACCGTTTTCGTCTTTCTTGGCGATATAAGGAACTCCGTCAAATTCTTTAATTTCTTGATCAGGTGCGATATCGACGCTGTACTCTTCCTTTTCCATTTTATTGGTCTTTGGGTCAACTGACATAATAAGAATTTTTCCATTACCAAGGTTAACGTAGTTGTAGTCTCTCTTCTGATTTTCAGGAAGATTAGAATTCCATAAAGACTTAAAGACAACAGGGTTATAGCCAGTCTGTTCAAGAAGTGTTTTATAATCCTCTTCACTAAGTGTTGAAAGGTCGACTCCGGATTTAGCAAGGTTAACCATGTCCGTTCTTGCTCCTTCCTGAGTAGTTTTAAGATAGTCAATATAATCTTTAGCATTAGTTAAAGCTTCAGTCTTTTGCTTCTCAATTCTTTCAGTGGCACGTTGGTCAATGGTATCCCAAATAGCAGCAATTTTAGAAGCTCTTTCGGCTTCAATGGCATTAACAACTTTTTGATTATATTCGGTTGTCTTAGCTTGCTGAGCGTCTCCCATTGGAGCGCCAAGCATTCCGGAGCGAGAAGAAATAGCTCTTGTTTGTCCAAGCCTGTTTTCTCCTTCAGTTCGAGCTGAGGCAACTATTGAATCGTATGAAGTATTAATAGCGTCAATTTGCGCCTGCATTTGTTTTCTGATAGCTTCTCTTATCGCTTCCTGGTCCGAATCAGTAGGAGCGGTTCTGGGTAAAGCGTTATAGTATTCTCTTAAAGCTTTATAGACGGCCGATTCAGGAACTGGAGAAGTTGTCGGAGTGGTTGGAGATGTTGGCTGAGAGAAAGGAGCAACTCCGGTATTACCCATAGCCTCCCATTCTGCTTGAGAAGGGGCTTTAGTAGGAGCAGGAGTAGCGGTAGGGGTTGGAGTCGGAGTAGCAGGAGTTGGATTCAAAACAGGGCGAGCAGTAGATTGTTCGCTTGATAGAAGTTTAGACTGAAGCTGAAGGTTAGCAGCAGCAGAGCCAGCCGGAGAGGTTACTCCATAAGTTTTATAAGCGCTTGGATCACTTCCCCATTTTTTACCTGTTATTCGTTCGTAAGTTTGATAGGGTAATTCGTTTGTTTTAATGGCCATATTATTTTTACGTTAAAGCTATTTTAATATATTTTCCAACATTTCCAGCACTTCCTGGAGTTGCATTAGTAGTATTACCGATTGTGCCAGCAGACCCAGCGCTTCCCCCTGTCACCGTTATTGTTTCTCCTGATAATGTAATATAAATTAGAACAACCAAACCGCCACAGCCTCCAGCTCCTCCTCCTCCGACTCCGCCAGTATAAGAAGCTGGAGCGGAATTTCCTCCGTTACCTCCGTTCCCGCCCTTGGCCTCAAAAATTATATTAGTAATTGTTTTTGCTGATATAAATACAATACCAGCATTTCCTCCAGCTCCTCCTCCTCCAGCACCTTTTGATATTCCTGTCCCTCCGCCGGTAGCACCAGATCCACCTCCACCACTTGAAGCACAAGAACTCAATGAAAAACCACTTAATGAACCTTTAAGAGTCAAAAACTGTGCTAATGATATTTTAGGATGACTATTTATTGCGTTTAATGTTTCTGCTGTTATTAACAATTTATCAGTAAAAGATATAAAAGAATTTTCATTTGTTGCCGCTCCCGCACTTCCTCCAGCCCCACCAGAATAACCAGTATTACTTCCCTTTCCGCCATGTCCTCCAGCTACACCTGGTTGGTTGCAAATACTATTTGATGCAACTCCTGCTACACCGCTTCCTCCCTCTCCAGCCTCTACTCCACCAGATCCACCAGCTAAACCTCCGGCGATAGTTCCTGCCGCTAAAGCAGCTCCTGCCGCACCAGCAGTACCAGCAACTGACACGGTACTATCTCCTCCAACTCCTCCATTATTTCCATTTCTAGATATCACACCGCCTCCACTTAATATTTCTTTTACATAGATGCGATAACCATTTGGGTTTAAAATAATCCCGGGCAAAATAATTAAATTGTTATAATACATATCCCTGTTAAGAGATGTGTTTATCGAAATAGTAACGTCGCCATCAGATCCGTCACCAAAATAATAATAAATTTTATCAAGTGATATCTTCCCAGAATTATCTAAAGATACTATGTTCGTATTATAAACACTTGGAAAATACCAAGTGACAATATAACCATTAGTACCGTCACTCACATCATCGATATGAGTCATCCCAATTTTTAAATAAACTTGAGCTAAAACGATATCGCCACTATTTGGATTTATAGCAACTGGAGTGACCGCTTCAAACCCCCGTCTAATTTGTAAAGTGCTATCACTAGTTTGCAAAACTAGAAGGTCAATTCTATTTTTAGTAGTATTAATTGTCCAAGTATTATTTGCTCCAGCCATAGTCTCGGTGGCCGATAAAGCAGTAAGGGTGCTGCTTATTGATTTTATAAAAATAGTAGTAGCCAAATCATCTGCAGCACTTATTAAACCTAACGCAGTTAATTGAGCGCCAGTAAAGGCTACACCGTTAGCAGTCGTAACGCTCGGAGCATTTATTAAAGCGGCTAAATTTGCTCTTGTAGCAGCTGCTGAAGCTCCAATAAGAACATTCCCCGGAGTAGCCCCAATACTAGTAACGAAAGTAAAAGTGCAGACAGTGCCATTTATTGTAATTACAAAAGTTTCAGCGTTTGAAGGATTAGTCTGTAAACTTAAATCACCGGAAAAACTAGGAGAGATAAATGTCGGGCTATTTCCTCCAGCAAAACTTATATTTCTATCTACTTCAGCATGTTTAAAAGGCAAAACTTTTAAAGTCATATCAGGAGTAGCTTGTTCTTGTACTAAAGTTTGATAGCTTCTAGGTTTTCCATTAGTTGCCTTATCAGTCTTAATACCTCCAGCGGTAGTATTTGAAGCGGTGCCAATAGCGCCAGTAAATAAATCATCAGCGTACTTTTTATCAATAAGTTCTGAATCTTCGGTTGGAGTTTGAGGGGTTATGTATTTCAAGGGT